AATATTTCTGGTGTAGAAACTGGTGCTATTGGTACTAGTTCAGAAGAAGCAGAACTTACATTGGTTTTTAAACCAAGATAATTTCTTTAATGAGCCGATGCTTTGGCTTGTAAAAATACAATAATAAAGGTAACTATTTAATAAAGAAACATATTAATTAATTAAATTAAATCAAAATGGCAAAAATTAAAGACGAACAATTAAAAAAAGTAACAGAACAACAACAAGCTTTAACTAATTTATTAGCTAGAATTGGTGTTCTAGAAATTGAAAAACTTAACCTTTCTGGTGAGATTAAAAAATTAGAAGGTGAAGTTGAACAAACTAAAAAAGAACTAGAAGAAGAGTACGGTAAAGTTAGTATTAATCTAGCTGATGGTACATACGAGAAGATCGAAGATAAAGAAGATGCATAATATTAGAAAAATCAGTATCGGAACTGATTATAAAAATGATGCAATGCATTATGCGGTAGGCCAACAAGTTTATGGTGGTCATGAAATATCGCATATTTTATTTGAAGATTCTGATAGTTCTTATAACATTTATATAAAGAAAAACGATGAAGTATTACCATGGAAGAAGTTTAATTCTAATATGGCTATATCAATCGAGTACGATTTAGAGTATTAATGAAAAGCTTATATGATTTTATTGTAGAACCTTTAGGTGATAAATACAATAATGAAATACAAGTTGGTGATAAAAAACTAGTTGTTAATACTAAAATTGAATCATGGACTTTTGTAAATAGACTAGCTAAAGTAATTGAAACACCAATTGCTTTTAAAACAAAAATTAAAAAAGGTGATACTATTGTAATACATCAAAATGTATTTAGAACTTTTTATGACATGCGTGGTAATAAAAAAGTTAGTAGGTCATGGTTTAAAGATAATCTTTATTTTGTAAGTTTAGATCAAATATATTTATATAAAAACTCTGAGGGTTGGCACTCGTTTGCAAACAGATGCTTTGTACATCCAATAAAAGATAAAAGTGATTTTACTACAAATAAAGAACAAAAATTAAAAGGTATATTAAAATACGGTAATACGAATTTAAAAAACCTTAATATAAACGAAGGAGATTTAGTTGGTTTTAAACCAAACAGAGAGTGGCAGTTTTTAGTAGAAGGAAAACGTTTATATTGCATGGAATCAAATGATATTGTAATTAAATATGAGCACCAAGGAAACGAAGAAGAATATAATCCAAGCTGGGCAAGTAGCAGTTAAAGAGTTAATCAAAGTTGCTAAAGAGCCTATTATAGATTATGGTCCTGATATTTCCGCAGACAGACTTAAGAATGCTGCAGCTACAAAAAAACTAGCTATATTTGATGCTTTTGAAATACTTAATCGTATTGAAGAAGAAAAAAATATGTTAGAAGACAAGCCTAAAGTTGAAGAAAAGAAAAAATCAAACTTTAAAGGTTTTGCAGAAGGGAGGTCTAAATAATGTACGAGCAAACTTTATATAGAGTATTAGAAGATTATATTACACCTAGTACTCTTAAAAAATATAATAAACATAAGAAGTGGGAGTATGGTTATAATGATCAACACGATATGGTTATTATTAGTAAAGACGGTACAATAGGTGATATATATGAAATACAAAATCTTAAAATAGCTTTACCACAAGCAAAGAATATTCATAAGTTTAAAGATGATAAATGGAGTCAGTTTGAATATCCTAAAGTTTTAAGTAAGATAAAAACAGTATTTGATTTTAAACAATATCCAGAGGATTTTAAAGAAAGATGGTATGACTACATTGATAACGAGTTCACCCGTAGGGAGGAAGGTTTTTGGTTTTATAACAAAAGCGTTCCTACTTATCTTACTGGCACTCATTACATGTACTTGCAGTGGTCTAAGATTGACGTCGGGGCACCAGACTTTAGAGAGTCAAATAGATTATTCTTTATTTTCTGGGAAGCTTGTAAGGCAGATCCACGATCCTATGGGATGTGTTACCTTAAGAACAGGCGTTCCGGGTTTTCTTTCATGGCCTCAGGAGAGGTGGTTAACTTGGCAACCATATCAAGTGACAGTAGGTATGGTATATTATCCAAGTCCGGTCCTGATGCAAAGAAGATGTTCACAGATAAGGTGGTACCCATATCAGTTAATTATCCCTTCTTTTTCAAGCCGACCCAGGATGGAATGGACCGTCCAAAGACCGAACTTGCCTACCGTGTCCCCGCAACCAAGTACACCCGTCGTAAGCTCACCGCCTCCGCCGATGAAACCTTACAAGACGAATTACAGGGACTTGACACCACTATCGACTGGAAAAACACGGGTGATAACTCCTACGACGGTGAGAAACTCAAACTTCTCGTTCACGACGAGTCCGGTAAATGGGAGAAGCCGAACAACATTCTCAACAACTGGAGGGTCACGAAGACCACGTTAAGATTAGGTAGTAGAATTATTGGAAAGTGTATGATGGGTTCAACATCAAACGCTTTAGATAAAGGAGGTAAAGAATTTAAAAAATTATACGATGACTCAGACGTCACAAAAAGAAACAGCAATGGACAGACTCGCTCAGGATTATATAGTTTGTTCATACCTATGGAATGGAATTACGAAGGATACATTGATTCTTATGGATTACCTGTATTCGATACACCGAAAAAAGAAGTTAAAGATCCTCACGGAATAACAATAAAACAAGGTGTTGTAGAGTATTGGGAAAATGAAGTAGAAGGATTAAAAGAAGATCAAGACGCTTTAAATGAATTTTATAGACAGTTTCCTCGTACAACTAAGCATGCTTTTAGAGATGAGTCTAAACAATCTTTATTTAATCTAACTAAAATATACGAGCAAATAGATTTTAATGAAGATTTAAAAAACAGTATAAGCATAACGCAAGGTAATTTTCAGTGGGAAGATGGAAAGCAAGATACTAAAGTTATTTTTATACCAAATAAACAAGGAAGATTTTATATTACTTGGATACCAGATGTAAATATACAAAATAGAAGATATATTAAAAATGGTGTAAATTATCCAGGTAATGAACATATGGGAGCTTTTGGCTGTGATCCATATGATATATCAGGAACAGTAGATAAAAGAGGTTCTGATGGTTCACTACATGGGCTTACTAAGTTTAGCATGGAAAATGCACCACCAAATCACTTTTTTCTAGAGTACATAGCAAGACCACAAACAGCTGAAATATTTTTTGAAGATGTATTAATGGCTTGCGTGTTTTATGGTATGCCAATACTTGCTGAAAATAATAAACCAAGATTACTATATTATTTTAAGCGTAGAGGTTACAGAGGTTATGCAATGAATAGACCTGATAAAGCAAGAAATAAATTATCTGTAACAGAAAGAGAAATAGGTGGTATACCTAATTCTAGTGAAGATATTAAGCAAGCTCATGCTGCGGCAATAGAAACATATGTAGAAACTTTTGTAGGTTTAAAAGAAACTGGGTATGGAGATATGTATTTTCAAAGAACATTAGAAGACTGGGCGAAATTTAATATAAACAACAGAACAACTCATGATGCTTCGATCAGTTCAGGTTTAGCTCTTATGGCTTGTAATAAACATAGATACACGCCGGTAACAAAAAAAGAATTAAAACCTGTTGATTTAGGTATTAAAAAATATAACAATCAAGGATCGACATCAAAAATTATAAGTTAAATGAATATATATACTAACACTAATAGTTCTTTTCCAAGTCAAGTAGTAAGTGATGCAGAAAAAGCTAGTATTGAGTACGGAACACAAGTTGCTCAGGCTATAGAGCAAGAGTGGTTTTCGCAAGGAAGGACTAGTGGTAATAGATACTTAACTAATTGGAATAATTTCCACATGTTAAGATCGTATGCTAGAGGAGAACAGAGCATACAAAAATATAAAGATGAGTTGGCTATTAATGGTGATTTATCTTATTTAAACTTAGACTGGAAACCAGTTCCTATATTATCTAAATTTGTAGATATAGTTGTAAACGGTATATCGTCAAAAACTTATGATATAAAAGCTTACGCTCAAGATCCTGAGTCAATAAAGAAAAGAACTAACTACGCTTCTAAAATATATGAAGACATGTTGTCTAAAGAATACTTAGATAACTTAAAAAATACTTTAGGTATTGATTTATATCAAACACCTAATACAGATATAATACCAGAAACTACTGAAGAGTTAGAACTACACATGCAGTTATCATATAAGCAAAGTGTAGAAATAGCAGAAGAAGAAGCTATATCTAGCGTGCTTGCTCAAAATAAATATGATTTAACTAGACGTAGATTAAATATGGATTTAGCTGTTTGCGGTATTGCTGCGGCTAAAACTAGTTTTAATACAGCTGAAGGTATTACTGTTGATTATGTTGATCCAGCATATATGGTATATTCTTATACAGAAGATCCAAACTTTGAAGACATATATTATGTAGGTGAATTAAAAGCAATTACAATACCAGAGCTTAAAAAAGAGTTTCCTAATATATCTGAAGAAGAATTAAAAAGAATACAGGCAATGCCAGGTAATAAATCTTATATTACTGGTTGGGGTGATTATGATGAAAACACAGTGCAAGTTTTATATTTTGATTATAAAACATATCATAACCAAGTATTTAAAATAAAACAAACAGATCAAGGATTAATGAAAGCTATTGAAAAGCCAGACACATTTAATCCACCAGAAAACGATATGTTTGAAAGAGTTTCAAGATCTATTGAAGTTTTGTATAGTGGTGCTAAAGTTTTAGGCACTGATACAATGCTTAAATGGGAGCTTGCTGAAAATATGTCAAGACCTTATGCTGATACTACTAAGGTTAAAATGAATTATGCTATATGTGCACCTAGAATTTATAAAGGTAGAATAGAATCATTAGTTAGTAAGTGTACTGGTTTTGCTGATATGGTTCAAATCACACATTTAAAGCTGCAACAAGTTATATCTCGTATGGTGCCAGATGGTGTTTATTTAGATATGGATGGACTTGCTGAAGTTGATTTAGGTAACGGTACTAATTATAATCCAGCAGAAGCATTAAACATGTATTTCCAAACTGGTAGTATTGTTGGTAGAAGCTTGACTCAAGAAGGCGATATGAATCCAGGTAAAGTTCCAATACAAGAGCTTAATTCTGGTACAGGAGCAGGTAAGATACAAAGTCTTATACAGACTTATCAATACTATTTACAGATGATAAGAGACGTGACGGGGCTAAATGAGGCTAGAGATGGTAGTTTACCAGACCGTAACACGCTTGTAGGATTACAGAAACTAGCCGCTAATGCATCAAATGTAGCAACTAGACATATTGTACAGTCTAGCTTATTTTTAACGCTTAAATTAGCAGAAAATATTAGCTTAAAAGTAGCTGATGCTTTAGAGTTTCCATTAACTAGAGCATCGTTACAGAACTCTATATCAACATATAACATTAAAACATTAGATGAGGTTGTTAATCTTAATTTACATGACTTTGGTATTTTCTTAGAATTAGAACCAGATGAAGAAGAAAAACAACAATTAGAAGCTAATATACAAATAGCTTTACAAGCTAAAAACATTGATGTTGAAGATGCTATTGATTTAAGACAAATTAAAAATCTTAAATTAGCTAATCAAATGTTAAAAGTAAAACGTAAAGAAAAAGCTAAACAAGATCAATTAGCGCAACAAGCTAATATTCAAGCTCAAGCAGAAGCTCAATCACAAGCTGCGGAAAAAACAGCTATGGCCGAAGTACAAAAACAACAAGCTATATCTGGTGCTAATGTAGAATATGAAAAAGCTAAAAGTGAGTTTGAAAAAGATCGTATGCAGCTGCAGGCACAACTTGATCAACAAAAAATGATGCAGCAACATAAAAATGATATGGAACTTAAACAGTTAGAAGTTCAACAACAACAGCAAAAAGAAAAAGAAATAGAAGATCGTAAAGATAAAAGAATAAAAATGGAGGGAACTCAACAGAGTAAAATGATACAGCAAAGACAAACTGATAGCCCAGCTATCGATTTTGAAGCTGAATCAGGACTAGACATGTCACCTTTCATGTAGTATTAACTATTTAATTATATTATATTATGTCAGAAAAACAAGCAGCCGTAGAGGTAAAGCAAGAGGGTGAATTTACTTTAAAAGGTAAATCAAAACCTAAAAAACCAAAACAATTAGGCAACAAAGAACAAGAAATACAAAAGGTAAATATTAAAGAACCTTTAGTAGAAGTTGAGCCTGATGTTAAAAAAGTAGAAATTAAAAAAGAAGACGATGCCATTCAAATCGGAGAAACAGAGAAGGTATCTGTGGAAGAACCATCCGGAGATAGCGCAGAGGTGGGAGAACCTATACAAGAGTCCAACGAGACTACTGAAGGGTTTTCTCCGATCCAAGAAGTAACTGAAGAAGAAGTTAAACAAGAAGTAAAACAACCAGAAGTAAAACCAGTTGAACAACTAACTGTAGATTTACCTGAAAATGTAGAAAAACTTGTTAGCTTTATGAAAGAAACAGGTGGTACTGTAGAAGATTATGTTAGATTAAATGCAGATTACAGTAGCGTTGATGAAAAAGCATTGTTAAAAGAATATTATAAAAAAAATAAACCTCATTTAGACGCTGAAGATGTAGATCTTATTTTAGAAGATTTTACATGGGATGCAGATATTGATGAGGAAAAAGATATACGAAAGAAAAAGTTAGCATTTAAAGAAGAAGTTGCTAAAGCTAGAACATATCTAGACAACTTGAAAAATAAATACTATGACGAAATTAAATTACGTCCTGGTGTAACTCAAGAGCAACAAAAAGCAATGGACTTTTTTAATCGTTACAATAAACAGCAAGAACAGGCTGAGCAACTACACACGCAGTTTAAACAAAGTACTAAACAGCTTTTCAACGATCAATTCAAAGGTTTTGATTTTGAAGTTGGAGGTAAAAAGTATAAGTATAACATACAAAATCGTGATGCAGTTGCAGAAAACCAATCAAACATTAACAATCTGATAGGGAAGTTCCTAGATGCGGATGGTAGTGTAGTAGACCCGGCTGGTTATCATAAAGCAATGTATGCTGCTGAAAACGTAGATAAAATCGCTACTCATTTTTACGAACAAGGCAAAGCCGATGCCGTTAAGGATGTAGTTAACAAATCTAAAAATCTTTCTGATGTAAAAGCTAGACAAGGTAATACAGGTGAAGTTTTCGTTGGTGGCTTTAAAGTAAAATCGATTAGTGGTGCAGACTCTACAAAACTTAAAATTAAAACAAAAAAGTTTAACTAATTTAAAATTTATTAATTATGGGTACATTAACTCCACAGTTTGGAACAATATTACCATCTCAGAAGCAAGAGCTTTTAAATAGCAATTATTTAAAGTTCAACACTGGAGGTGCTAATGATTTTATCCAACAGTATTTACCAGAGGTCTACGAAGCTGAAGTAGAGCGTTATGGAAACAGAACGTTGTCTGGATTTTTAAGAATGGTCGGTGCAGAAATGCCAATGACCTCTGATCAAGTAATCTGGTCTGAGCAAAATAGATTACATATTTCATACGATAACATGACTGCAAATGTTGCTGGTACTATTTTAACATTAAGTGCTACAGCTGGTCAGGATATGGTTATTTCTGTAAATGACACTGTAGTTGTATTAGATACAGGTACTGGTGCTTCAGGAAAAGCAATTGTTACTGCTGTAACACCTGGTGGACCTGGTGTTGGTGCTATTACAGTACAGGCATGGGATGGTGTTCAGTATACTGCTGCAAACAACTTTAATTCTGGAAGTCTTAAAGTATTTGTTTACGGTTCTGCATACAGTAAAGGAAGATCTACTGCTGGAACACTTGCTGATTCAGTAAGAGTTTCTGTTGATCCTTCTTTTACACAATATGCTAACTCACCAGTTATTATTAGAAACCAATACGTAGTAAATGGTTCTGATATGGCGCAAATCGGTTGGGTTGAAGTTGCTACTGAAGATGGTGCTTCTGGATACTTATGGTATTTAAAAGCTGAGTCTGAAACTAGATTAAGATTTGAAGACTACCTAGAAATGGTATGTGTTGAAGGTGAATTAAACGTTGCTGCAGGTGCTGGTGATTATCAAATCGACAAGTTGCCAGGTACTGAAGGTTTATTTGCTGCTATCGAAGGAAGAGGTAATGTTGAAGTAGGATTTACTGCTGCAACTGGTATTTCTGATTTTGATGAAATTCTTAAAAACCTAGATACTCAAGGAGCTATTGAAGAAAACATGCTTTTCTTACAAAGACAAACTGCTCTAGATTTTGATGATATGTTAGCTAGTATTTCTGCTGGTGGACAAGGTGGTGTTGCTTATGGATTATTTGAAAATTCAGAAGAAATGGCGCTTAACCTAGGATTCTCAGGATTTAGAAGAGGTTCTTATGACTTTTACAAAACTGATTGGAAATACTTAAATGATGCTTCTACAAGAGGTGCTATTACAGGTATTAACTCAATCGAAGGTGTATTAGTACCAGCTGGAACTTCTACAGTTTATGATCAAGTTTTAGGAACTAACATCAGAAGACCTTTCTTACACGTTAGATATAGAGCTTCTCAAGCTGACGATAGAAGAATGAAGTCTTGGGTGACTGGTTCTGCAGGTGGTGCGTTTACTTCAACTCTTGATGCTATGGAAATCAACTTCCTATCAGAAAGATGTTTAGTAACACAAGCTGCTAACAACTTTGTATTATTCAAAGGAGTGTAATTTTTTATAAGGTAAGGGCGCTTCGGCGCCCATATACCTTTAACTTATTTAATTTTATTATATCATGACAAAAAAGAAAAAAGAAGAAAAGGTTGTAGAAGAGCCAGTGGCTGTTGCAGAACCTAAAAAAGAAACACCTAAGGTTGTAAAACCTGAATGGGAAGTAAAAGATAGAACATATCTATTAAAAGGAAATAAAACACCTTTAACATTGACAATACCAGGTAAGCATACAAGAAAACATGCTTTATTATGGTTTGATCCAAAAACACAGAAACAAAGAGAAATAAGATATGCTACTAATATGTCTTCACCTCTTGCAGATGAGCAAAAAGGAGAAGCAACTCTTGGGCATATTATTTTTAGAGATGGTAGACTTGATGTGCCAGCAAAAAATATTGCTTTACAAAAACTATTAAGTCTATATCACCCTTTAAAAGATAAAATGTATACTGAATTTAAACCAGTTCAAAATGCAGAAGATGAGCTTGAAACTATTGAGTGGGAAATCGATGCTTTAAATGCTGCTAGAACAATTGACATTGATCAAGCAGAAGCAATAATGAGAGTTGAGCTAGGTTCAAAAGTTGGTTTAATGAGTTCTAAAGAAATAAAAAGAGATTTACTTTTATTTGCTAAAAGAAATCCAAAGTTATTTATTGAATTAGCTAGAGACGAAAATGTAATGCTTAGAAACTTAGCAATTAGAGCTGAAGAAGAAGGTATTATAACATTATCTCAAGACCAAAGAACATTTTATTGGGGTTCAAATAATAGAAAGTTAATGAATGTACCGTTTGATGAAAATCCATATTCGGCGTTTGCATCTTTCTTGAAAACTGATGAAGGTGTTGAAATCTATAAATCTATAGATAAAAAACTAAATTAACAAGTGATAATAATATAAGGGGCAGCGGGTGCTGCCTCTGTATTATAATAAATAAATATAATGGCGGTAAATATAAATACAGTATACACTACAGTCTTGTACATATTGAACAAAGAACAAAGAGGTTATATAACTCCTGCTGAGTTTAACAGTCTAGCTACACAAGTACAAGAAGAAATATTTGAATCATATTTTCCTGATGGCAATCAATTAAACCGTCCTAATCAACAAAATATACAAAACGATACAGAGTTTTTTAATATGTTTAAAAACAATGCTTATAAACTGTATCCTTTTGAAGAAGAAGCTAGTTTCACTTATAACGTCGCTAATGATGGTTGGATATATGCAGGCTCAAGACCTTTATATAATATAGGTGAAGTTATTTCTACTTACAATACAACTAATCCACAAAGTAACGGTCCTCGTTACGATTCTATAACACAAGTTAGTAGCAGAAGTGATTATAATGAAATTACTAGATCAAAACTAACTGAACCTACAGCTCAATATCCCTTAGCATATATAACTAATGTTGCAATTGCTCCATCAACTATACGTCAGGTTTTTATGAAAATATCACCAAAACCAGATTCAGTAATTGCTAACTGTATAGTAAATCCAACAGCACCTAACTGGGCTTTTACTATTGGTTCATTAGGTCAGTATTTATACAAT